GGCGACTTTGACTATGGTATATTTTCCAAGGCAAAGTTTAACAATGGGGCGACAGCTTGTCGCATCCGGCGTCACGGAGACCCGTATTACAAATACGTGGGATCAGGTAATGTTCCGGTTTCGGTTACTCAGGATGCGTTTGAAGCCGCTCGTACTTTGATTGGTATAACACCAATTTGGCGCGAGAATGGTGGCCATAGCGCACTGACAATAACTGACGGAAACGTGATAACTACTGTTCCGAAGAAGACCGATGAAGATCGTCCTATCGCGAAGGAACCAGCCATGAATATGGCCTTTCAACGATGCGTAGGCAAGGCAATATCTCGCAAACTCAAACGAGTTTGGAATATAGACCTAAACGATCAAACGATAAACCAACGTTTAGCATATGAGGGTAGCAAACATAACAACTTTGCTACGATCGACCTCAGTAGTGCTAGCGACATGATATCCTATCGTGTCGTGATGGAATTACTCCCATTAACTTGGTTAGACGTTTTACACAAGCTAAGAAGCCATAAAGGCACTATCCCAACTAGCGACCCCTCAATTGAGTTTGCAGGGCGTACGTTCGTTTGGGAGAAATTCTCGGCTATGGGTAACGGTTTTACTTTCGAGCTAGAATCCCTTCTATTCGCAGCAATTGCGAAGGCGCACATCCTGTGCTCCGGGGGTTCTGACGAGGACTCGAGACTAGTCTCAGTTTTTGGTGACGACATCATTATGCCTACTAAATATGCAGCATCTTTCCTAGATGTTCTGCGAGGCTTCGGCTTTAAACCGAACCAGGATAAGACCTTCATTGATGGTCCGTTCCGTGAGTCGTGCGGTAAGCACTATCACAATGGTTATGATGTTACCCCGTTCTACTTCCATCGCGAGCCGAAGAGGCCCACTGATGTGGCGTGGTTTCTAAACCGCCTACGACAATGGGCTTTCTGTCCATTGATGGGAGTATGCGATGATACAGTTTATTCTTTGTGGCGTAATGTCCTTAAAGGACACCCGTTGCTTAAGAAAATAACTGGTGGTCGCAATATAGAACGTGTGGATTACGTCTATTCGCCTGGAAAGGCTAAGAAACGTATTTCACAATTGAGCGTTGATAGAGTAAAGGC